ATCCACGTTTCCATCGTACAAAATCCGCTCTACGGTGGTAATCGTATCGCCATACGCAAACAGCGAACAATCCAGCACTACCGTTCCGGTAGACGCTACTAGGCTGTTATAGCGCAAAACTCCATCGGTATAATACCGAACCGTAGAAGCAACTCGCTCGATTTTATAAATGGTGGCGGGATTCGTAACAAAGAACCCGGTTTTAGCTACCCCGGATTCCATGACCTTGCAGCGCCCGTTTTCGATCCAGAACGCATGACTAATCCCACCATAAAACGCATCGGAGTCAGTCGCCGCCAAGCCGCAAACAATGCCAATGCTTTGTCCGACCGTAAAGACAAACGCACCATCCCCAGCCAGCGGCGCAATAAGACTGGCCCCCGCATCCCAAGCCGGATTATCTACCGTGTGCAAAGTATTAATAACGGTCATAGGTGCGGCCTAATGCTTACCAATTATAGTAATCCCGTTCCGGGATAACGGTACGGGCTAAGGGGTGATGATCAGGATACAGTTTTACCTTTGCTTCATTGATCCATGCGCCAATTTGGCCAGCTACACTACTAAACACCCCTGTATACACTGAACCCGAAAGAGTAACGGTTTTTTCGTACAGCGTATTTCTTACGTTGTACCCTGAACGCAATAAAAACCCCCCCACCAAATTCCAGGGGACATACGCTGGTGGCAACGGAGGCGGAGGAATGTACCCAGTCGGGGTAGAAGGCTGCGGCGCGCAGGGTGGATCAGGAATTACCCGATTCACCACCTCAACTCGCCGCCCCGTGACTTTAGCCAGTGCGGCCATGATTACGCCAGCGGAATCGAGACGCTGAAGGAAGCCAGCGTTTTGGTGCCGGTGGTGAATGTGGTGGAAGAAACGTACAAATCCGTCGCGGTGGACAGTGTCGCTCCTACCTCGCCTTGCAATCGAGGCAATGAAGTGGACGATCCTTCCGTATCAGCCGTCCCCAGAATCCGAAAGTAGGTGGCGGTGCCCGCAGCGGTTGCCCCAGACCAGGTATCGGTGCTGGCTTTTTCCAATACCGGTGGACTGACTGAGGTATTCAGCGTCCACGTCAGTACATCCGTGCCGTCCTTAATCGTCCACAGCACGGCAGCCGTACCGGTAGAAGCGGCGTCCGCGCTGGTTGGCACAGCCCCGCTGTAGACCTGAAAAATCATGGTGTCCAACAAAGCCTTAACGCTGCCGGTGGCCAGTACACTGCTAATAAATCCAGTCGAAGCTTTAAACGACATGAGTATTCTCCAGAAGCATTAAACCGTGTCTTGAACGGTCAACAAGAATGAATCAATTGAGTAGGTGTATCCCAGCTCCAAATCTTGAGTCGGCAACACCAGCAGATCGAAGTCCGTGCCGATAGTCCCGTCCAGCCGGGGATAATAGGTGCTCGCCGTCAGCGGGTCTTCGTAACGCCAGCGCCAGCGAAACCAGGTGACAATGCCGGATTGCTCCGCGCGCAAAATCCAGGTGCCTACATTGATCAGCGAAGCGGGCGGGACAAATTGCACCACCAGTCCGGCGCTGTGGGGATCGTAGACCGGAATAAACAGGTTGCCATCGGTAGTGATGGTGCCGAGCAGTTCGCTGGGCGTAACCGCATCATCCGCACTGGCTGGCGGGGTGCCCCCGTAAACATGGATCACCCCGCCATACAGCATCGAGCCAATGCCATAGCCCGCTGCCAGATTGGCACGCAGCCCCGTGCTGAGATGGAGCATGACAGACTCCGCCTAGCCGTTTGCCAGCGTCAGGGTGTACTTCACTCCCAGCGTGTCACCGGTCGTCGGTAGCGTGCGGGCGGAACCGTACTTAGCCGCCGACAGCAGCACGCCTGAGGTGGAGCGTTTCGTGCTGTGAGACAATAGCCCAATGCCCCAGATCGTGACTGAATCCGAAGCCGCCGTGAACACCGCCGGGTTGGAGGTGTTGTTGGTGGATTTCGTAGCCGGCGCAGATTCCTGAAATGCTACCCGCGTAGATTCGGAATACGTAGCTGAGAGTTCCGTGGAGGCCGACGCAAACGTGGCGGCGGTCCAGGTATCCAAGGGCGAATCCGTGCCAGAGAAGGGTGCCACATACCAGGTAGTGTATTGCGTGCCCCCGGCAATGGTAGCGCTGAGGATGTGGTTACAGCCTTCAGTAGTCAGCAGATTGGGTGTAACTACTGTTCCCAACCCATCCGGCGCAAACGACTCATACTCACCGTGAATGCGGGCGTGAGAAATCAGCAAATCCCCGTTATCGTCATCCCGCTCCCATTTATGGTTACGGAACAACCGATACAGCTCTCGCCAATGTTTGGGATGCAGCGAAGAAACGAACGTAGAAAACGGCAAATTAATCAGTGACATAATCTCACCTCAGCCCGTTATTATAACGGTTATGTTAAATATCAAAACTTCTTTAATGGACATCCTACAATTTTTCGTGATGCCAGTGGACATCCACACCGGCCGCATCGCTCAATCTGTTTACTTCGTCCTATCAGTGAAAGCGTAGTAACTTTAATATGTGAACAAGCCCTGCAGATGGATAACCGCCGTTTCCATTCTTCAGGTTTGACCGAAACCTGTAATTGGAGGAAAAACCAAACCCGATTCAGCACTGATTTGGCCAAGTCCAGTAATCGGTATGAAAGCCAAGCCTGATTCAGCACTAAAGATCTCACCAAGAATAATCTCCTGAGAAAAAACCTCAATTATCGCAGTATCTATAGCCTGTGTCGAATTTATTTGAGTATCCAGCGCCGCTATCAGTTGCCGCAACCCTGCATAATCTCGATATGCCAGCACTCCAGTCGTTGTGGCTCCAGCACTAAATCGGTCTTGGGTTGGGTACAGTACAATTCCGCCGGGCTTGCCAATCGCCAGTTGACCGTTGACAGTCCACCATGCACATTGGCGAGTAGGAAAACTACCCTGCCCTAGAAACAGATCATAAGGCAATTCAGTTTGGCTGTATCGAGCCGCACCTTCTGCCGCAACCAGACGCTGAGTCATTTTGGCTGGGTCACTGCCTTGCAGGAAATACACGCTGTGAGCAGTGCCTACATACAATCCATCCTCCGCTGCACTTAATAATGTAACTGGCGCCTCGAAATAGAAATAATTGTTATCTGGAAACAACCAATGCGGACTTTTCTCAGAAGTAAACCATATGACTGTGCCGCTGGCGCACCACAGTCGGCCCTTGTGGGCCACCAGGCATTGTCCTGGCAGCGGTTTGGTTGCAAATAGGCTGTCCAGCGGTTTACCCAAAGTAGCGTCACGGCCCAGCGCAGTAGTGCCGCCCGGCGCGAGGAGTGCGGCTTGGCGCAATTCCCCTTGCTCACCATTCGGCGGGGTGAGGTACACCGCGAAGTTAACCCCGCTGGCCGAGGGCACAGTGACCTGAATCCCACCGTCTGCTGCTACCACCACCTCCACACACTCACCCGCGCCCGACTCCAGCCCGGAGACCGTATGTACCGCTGTCATCGCCACTTGATAGGTGCCGGCGTGTAATCCACCACTACTGACGGCGCTGCATACCGGAGCAGGCGGAGTGCTCAGCCCCCAGAACGTGCTCTCGCCGGTTGCAGTAATGCGTCCGACTGCTGTCCCATCGGTCCAGTAGGTCTCATCGTTCAACAGCGCGTATTGCACCGGGCCAGATACCGCCGTCAGCGCGGTAAACTGCTCTCCCTGGTCCATTCGGGTCAGTACGCCCGCCTTGACCAGCAACAGAAACCGAGTACTGGGCGCGAACAGAGAATGGCAGTCCGAGGTACTCACCGCCCGCAACCCTTTACGCGCCATTAACCCGCCATCACGGGTTACGTCCACATTCTCCAGCGTCCGCGCCGTGCCCTCCGGTAGGGCGTACTCCCGGCTGCGATTATCAAGCCCTTTCTGGAATTTAATCAGAATGGGATCAACCATGTTTTAACACCGCTGTTCACAGTTCACGAGATTAGTCCAAACGGCACAATCGTCGGTAGTAAGAATGCTGTGTAAGGTGAAATCTGCATAATCAGTCCAAAGAGCAAAATACGCGGATAAACCTGTGTTTACATTGGCAAAATCAAACGGTGGATCGAAGATTATTTCTACTTGTGTTGCAAAGGGTGAAACAGCGGTACCTACACCTCCTGCTGTTTCCAATTCCCACGTGTAATAAATTAGCTCAATATACAATGGATAGGGCGGCGAAAATTCATTAGGCGAACCTACCCAAGAGGCGGTGTAATTAAAGATAAGCCGATCAATGGGAAGATAGGTTTTAGGGAGGGGGAAAGTAATTGGTATCGTCCCCCCCGGATCGTCAATAGTGAGGTGATATTCTTTATACCCAGCAAACACTTCCCCGCTGTCTGTTAAATCAACCATGGCGCTGCCCTAGATCGCGGTGGTACAACACGCCTTCCACTTCAACGACACGCTTACGTGGTAACGTCATAAATACCTTCTGCGCCTGCCCATACTCAATTGGAAGATTACGTTTTAACAAAAACGCATGGTGGGGAATTTTACAAACTCTGTTAATTCCTGAATCACTAAACACCCGCTCCCAACCGTAGGCGGCGTCAAAATCTCCAGAAGTAATGGCCTGCAACAGCCGGGTATAAACGCCCGGCTCTACGTAATCATCCGGGTCTACATACGATACGTAAGGGGCTGTTCCCAATGCAAACCCTTCCGCCCGCTTCTTAACCGGAGGATTTCCCCAAACCCCTGGAACTGAATGAACCGTAACCGGTTCCCCACGCAATGATTCCAGGCAGCGAGTGATTTGCCACTCCGGCTCATCGTAGTAAATGTAATGCACATCAATGAGCGGAGCGTTAGGCATCATCGTCAGTCCACCGACACGTCATCGACCTCGTCCCCCGCCCGAAACTCAATCAATGGGTCATCCCACGCATATTCATACGTCCCGCAGTGCTGAAGCTGTTTACTGGCGTCATGGTCAATCAGAATCCGATAACCGGCTTCCCGCGCCTTGGCGCAAAACGGCAAATCTTCGGTAGTAAACCCTTGCGCTTCGGCAATCCAGGCATTGATGAACCAGGGCAATGAAATCCGCTGAAACACCTCCACCTCAATTACTGCAAAACCAAAGCCCGTCCACAGTGCTTCTTCCAGCCCGGTGCTGGCCGCCGTGGTCGCCATGATTGACCCGTCCAGCTTGCCGGCGACAAAGCCCTTATGTGGGCGGCGGCGCGGGTAATTACAGGCCACAATGGGCAAACGATGCGCCAACAGCCGATGCAACAGATCATTGGAGAAACTCATATCGTCATCAATAAAGACAATGTGCGTCCCTCCGGCCTCAATGGCCCGTTTCACCAGCTTGATCCGGTTCTCTGCGATGTTCGAGCCTTCCAGCAAATATACGTTGATTCGCTGTTCCTCAACCCCCTCACGCAGTTTCGTCGAGCCGACACAACACATCAGCGAAGCCAGCGATACTGCGAATTTGGCCTTAACCTGGCCGGAACTAGGAATGCAAATGCAGGGGACGATTTTATTCATATCGAATCAACTTATATTTACGAAAGAAGGGACGAAAGAAGTAACCGCAGAAAAAGTGTCGCCCTTATTTAAGTTATATCCCATGGGGTAATAGTGTGAAAGTCCTTCATGCTGATTAGCGAAAAAGGCAATTCCAAATACCTTTACCGGAGTTTTGGCGGGTAACGAAGTAAACTCAAACGATTTTGGTTGCTCGCTAATCTTTGTGCGTATCAGTTTAATTATTTCTGCATAGATATAACGCTCTTTGGCCGTTGGATCATCAGCCACAGGGGTGCCTAATTGCTCAATAACTTGACCCGCTCTGTCTAAAAACGTAAAGCTTAGCGTTATCTCTGTCTGGTTAATAAATGATTCGAGCAATTGATTGATCTGCTCTTGTAAATCTTTCGGCTGATTCATTGATCACCTTTAAAGATCAGGCCCAGCGCCATACCTATGACCCGGTACTTCATCGTATCCATCCTCGTACCGTATCCCAAGCGGTTGCTACCGTGCCCACCGCCGCCAGCGTTCCGATTACAAACAATACTATCCAGCGCAACACCAACCCGGCCCCCAACACGCGATCAATAGAATGCAGAGTAGGTTGATAGTTGGCTTGCATCTCGACAGTCTTATCTACCGACTGCATGGTTTTCAAAACCAGCGTTTTCAATTCTTCCATTTCAACCGATAACCGCTGATCTGCGGTTTCCAACTGCTCAATTCGGGTTTCCAGACGCACAACGTGCTCAACGAACTGATAATCCGTCGTCCGCCGCAAAATCCAGTCCTCCGAATCTTCATCCACCAACGTGTGCTCTGATCTGGCCCAGCCACAACTCAATCAAGGCGCGCGCCAGATAAATTCCTCCGCTGACCACGCCGGGCAACAAAATATTCTCGACAATCTTGCGCTTTTCTGTTCCCGCCAATACGGCGGATTCCAGAGCAATGACTTCGCGCTTTGCCGCTGCTCGAACATCCCGGTTTACCAGCAGTTCACAGACCCAGGTGATCCAGTCATAGCGGTTCATTTTAGCTCCCGGTGAATCCGCAAAAGTGGTAGACTCAATATCACCATTGACACTCAATCCCGATCCCCAAACCCACTACCGAATCGAGGATAGGTGTTTGGATCAACCGATGAATACGATCCGGAGGTACTTTCGGGCGGCACGGGCACTGATTCGCACAGCCCATCAGCAGGGCGCACAAACTGAGAATCAGCAGGAGCATTCCCAGACTCAGGGCGACTTTGCAAGTCAATCGGCGGTAATTCAATTCTGACGGTCTTGGGTTCATCGCTCAAAAACACTCCCAGCAGGCCCGCCAGCGCCATCCCCGCCATCACAACCGCTTCAGCTTGATCCGGGCGCAGTGACAAGCCAAAGACTGTCAGGAGCCAGACGACTCCGCGCATTGTTGATGGTTCTTTCAATCTAGCTATTAGCCAGTTCATTTTTCCGACTCGACTATGAGACCACCAATCCCAGTAGCATGAAAATCCGCACTAAAATCCCCAGAACGCAACAGTTTAACCTGATTATCAATCCTGTCGGATAAATCAGTTTCCCACGGTCTTAACGGCTCATCAAACGAACGAATAGCGATTTCTCCATAAATCCCCTCTTCTTCGCACGTTCCGTATAGAACGACTCCATATTTGTCGCATATTTCTTTGATTTCGTTAATTACTTTCTGCGCCGTTTCTTTATTCATCGTCTAGTCAACCCCAACCGATAGAACAGATGACTGCCCACCCGCGTTCCGACGTGCTTCTGTGCCCAGACCGGAGGCCACGTTTTTACCCCTTCCGGGCGCAAAATGGTGTGGTAGTGATCAGCCCCGCCCGTCGGATCAGGAATCTGATCGTTCAGCACCGCCTCGGCCAACTCGTACAACGCCCCCAGTTGCGCGAGGGTACTGCTGCGTACCCGTTTGGCCTGACCGTCCCACCAGCACGAGAATTGATGTGGATCAAGACATACGGCTTCAATCGTATCGTCGGGAATGCCATCGCCACGTTGCCGACTCCACCAGCCGGGATTCTCCGCGCGGTTGCGAATCGTCCAGGCCACCGCAATCTGGCCTTCACGCGGTTCGCCTCGACACTCACCCCAAAGGGTGCGGGCCATCGTGAGCACATCTTCGCGGCGGTAGTTCATTCCTCTCCCCGCCAAATAGCATCCAAATAATCAAGATCGTGTTTGTTGGGAATTCCCAGCCCGATACCGATGCTGGCCCATTGCACGGCGTGTTGCCGTACTCTCCAGCGCAAGTAGAAATAACGGAGGTGCCTGATAATCGGCAATCTTTTCACGCCGCCTCCCACGCCCCGGTGTCCTGATACAGCTTCGGCACGGCAAACTGCTCGCAGTCCACCTCATCCGCCAACCTGGCCTCGGCTACGTGCATCTCCCGAATCTTGTCCCGCGCAAACCGTGCGACGCGGAAGCACGCCGATTGACGCGGACACGCCAGCGGCGCACAGACCATCAACCGGTTAATGTCTTGTTCTAAAGTCGGATCAATCGTAATGCGGCGGTTCATCAATCAGGGTGCCCGTTATCTTCGTTCGTGGCTGAATAAGAACTTTGGCGGTACTGATAATGCTCGCACAACCCGGCGAAACCGGGATTGTGCAGTGCGCAGTAGTAAATATCCGGGTCGTCATCCCGAAACTGGATGCACTTACTGCATTGCAGGTTCGAGGCCACAATGCACTTTTGCAAAGTGCCGATCATCAGACTAAGA